GGTAATCTTTCTGAAAGTAGCGCCAACGCTAAGACCTGCCGCAGCAGCACCAAACAACTTCACAGCTTTAGAAGCTAATGAACTTTGCTTGCCAAGTTTTTCCATTTGAGCAGTAGCTTCCGCAACGCCTGTGGATTTCGCTTGTAACTCAACGGTATATAAATCAGTCGCCATAATTATTTCCCAAAACTACCTGTCCGTAATGCTTGTTTAATAGCATCGTCATCTATCTTAGCTGCTTCAATATGCTTGTAAGGAGCAACTGTCATGCTGTCATGGTATCGACTAGCACAAGAACCATAAATTGATGAAAGCCTTTTTATTGTGTTACTTTCCCACACGCTTAATTTAATTCCTGTCAAACTGCACCAACTACTAATTTCTTGCCATGTAACTTCACTTGGACCAATCTGTGCTAGTAAGTCTATGACATAAGAAAAAGGCGCTATGTCGGGCATAACTGGGTCAATCATAGACTCAATTCGTGCCTTCGTAGCGCCTTTCTGGTTCGTAGTGAGCCAAGCCCAGTAGCGAACGTAATCTTCAAGTAGTTGGCCTAAGTAAAAATGTAGTTAGCCCTATCAGCAGCAGCTTCCAACATTTGTTCCGCAATCCATGACCGTTTTTCGTATATCATCAAAGCATTCTCTTTACTGCACTTGAGAGCTTCTTCGTTGTATACGATTCCCGACCAAGACACTGTGCATTCAGCCAATAAATCACGAACTTGTCGTTCAACTTCAGCGTCAGGCACTTTTCCATTGCGATACTTATTTGCGTTTTTTGCGGCATTTCGTTTTTGAGCTTGTTGCCATTTAGCCGAATCGCGCCCAAGTATTTTGATGCTAATACTTTTGCCCTTATCGTCTTCAAGCGTCTCACCAGTTATAGGGTGAGCAATATCAACACTAATACCGCTATTCGCAGCCTCTTTCAAATCAAATTGCGCTAAATCCATTCTAAGTCACCTATGCAGTAACTGTCGAACGAGTGCGCTCCAAACTAATAGTCCTTTGAACTATTGAGTCTGCGCCCCCAGCGACAGTGTCAAAAGAAACTACTTTTCCAGTAAAGAAGTCGATTGTGCCATCTTGGTATACTACCTTAAAAGCAAAATCGGCATCAGTATCTAAAGCAGTGAGAACAAGAACTTGTCCCGCATCGTCATCGTCACGATTTACGGTAATACTATCAGATCCGTTATTAAAGCTACCTTTGAATTTACTTGTGCCGCGCTCAGCAATAGGATTGCTAGTCACAACATTGTAGGCTTTACCACCCGCAGACCAATCAGTTACTTGACCGACAGCAGTGTAAGTAGAAGACGGATAGCCAGTTGTGGCATCGTCATCAAATGTAGTAGGGAGAGTTGCCGAGACACTTATCGTAGTTTCGGCGAGGGTTTGTACAATATTAGGCATAAATCACCTCGTTATAAATGAAATATATCGTATCGAAACGACAATTGTGTACCAAGCATCCATTACGGTTCCTGCTTGGCGGCTTACTGAGCGTATTGTCGCAGATTGTCCAGAATATGCAACGGTACTCCCAATTGGGTAATGCGCCATGATTTCTTCAGCTTTAGTCTTTGGAGCAATCGCCCCGCCGTCTATAGGATAGCGCAATATAACTCTAAAAATTCCGCTTGTTTCATTCATATCAGAAAGGGACAAGGAATCTATAGGATTTGTTATTTGTATAAGTTCTGCATACGCTGTACCCGATACAGGCGTGTAAGGCATATTTTCGTAATTAACTGGAATGCCAAAAGAGCCATCTACAAAAGACTGCACGAATGCTTGGTCAATTTTTATGCTCATTGCGCAAACTTCCTAATATTCGTTTCTATTCTGGCAATGTTTTTAGAGACCATTCCATCGCGTTCTTCCCAGATTCCGACATAAGGAACATTGTTAGTCAGGTAGGTAGTATCACCTGCGCCACCACACTTGTTCTTCATATCTTGAACCGTCTGCGAACCGTTACGGTCTAAATTACTAACAGTACCAGTAGCAGCAGAACCAACTGTACACTGCCA